AAGTGTAACCACCTGAGCGAGTAAACCAATCTGCTTCGCTAGTTGTCAATTTGACAGGGCTAGTATAACCCAAGTCTTGATACATTTGTTTAACTGTTGCTAAAATTGCATTAGCTTTCGTAGAACTTATCATAAATGAAACACTACGACGATTTGTGTCTTTTTTGCTAGTTTTGTCAGTCCAGCAATTACCGTAATATGTACTTGCATCATTCATAACAATTGCAAGTTTGATAAGATTACGTGCTTGCTTAGTAGTCGGTGCTTTCATATTCATCTCCTCATCAAGTTAATGAAGCTATTATACGCCCAAACTGATTTTCTGTCAAATTTTTACACTTCACCTAAATAATTCCATGTTTTCAATTTGATAATTTCAAAATTGTCAAGTTTTGTAAAATTGATAACACCTTCGATTTTCATAACACTCTGAGTTTTAAACATATTATCCCAAATATGTCCCAAAACATTATTGCTTTCTATTGTAATTAAAACTGCATTATCTGTCAAATTTTCTTTAAACCAATACTGATCTTGATTTTTTCTTTTGGATTTTCTATTAATCTTTTTTACAGGCTTAAGATACACTTGTTCTAGTTTCAATAACTTATGAGTTGTACTAAGTTTTTGATTTACAGTTTCTTTAACCTGATCCAACTCATTGTCATAGTTATAGAAAGTTGGTAAGTGATAAGCAAGACCTAACATGTTATCTCTAAAAAGTTTACCATCTGTGGAAATAAATTTTTGTAAATCTTGCCTATAGCTTGTTAACTTTATTTCATGTAATGTTAACATCATAAGTTTTTTACTATAGTAATCACGAATTTCATCCGCTTTATTTCTATCTTCTTGTGTGATTTTGTTAAACAAAAAACTGTCTAGTAAGGACGTTATTCTTGGTGTGTATTCAACTGTAGTATCATCCCGCAATCTTTTCCAAACAACACTTAATGCTAGTAAATCTTCAGGGCTTTCATACACTTCATATTTTTTTACATTTGGATCACGACCAATAATGTATGTATCAAGAGGTTGCAAATCAGATAAACTTAACTGCCCGATATGGTTTAACGATATTTGACTTTGTGTTAATGGCTGCACATTTATTTGTCCTAATGAATGTGCCATATTTTTTGTGTGATAACTCATATTGTAATATCTTCCATTCCCGCTGTTCTTAGTCTAACTATGTGTCCCATTTGCCATTGTTTGGCATCTAGACCCTTCATTATACCTAACCAGCGATTTCTAAGTAATGCTACTTCATTGATAAGGGTTTCAAAGTCAATGACTTCTTGTTCACCGTCTACGTATTTGTCGGCATCACGACTTGTGAGCGATCTATTATACGCTTCTAAATATTTTTGAAAATACTTTCGGCGAATTTTCCTTAGTTGAATATTTAGGAAATTTAATACTGCTTCTATTTCTTGTAATTGATTAAACCTATGTTCGGTAATGCCGGGTAATGCAGCAATGTTTTTTTCTACCTTGCCATATATTTTTACATCACCTTTAGCCGAAATTAATTCAGTTTCATAGTGCGATATAAAGTCCGGCAATACCGATAGGTCATTTGTTATCTGTGTGTACCAATTCATTGATTACCATTCATCATCATCCGAATCATCGTAATCTTCAAATTCTTCATCTTCTTGGTAATGTTCTTCAGCATATGCTTTTAATGCAGTACGGACATCTTTGTCTGTAAATGCATCTTTAATGTCATCTGCCTCATAATTATTATCAATCAGTAAATGAACTAATGTATCTGCCGCATCGCTACGACTACTAAAATCTAAATGGTCACGCAATGCGTCCCATACTTCTGCAACTAAAACTAAACTCATTCTACTGTAACCTCCTCATCAACAGTAACAGTACTTAGCTTATTTTGTTGTTTTTTACTGAACTCTACCATAACTTTGTCAAGGCAACCATTCTCATTTGTCTCCCAACCTTTACGGAAGAATTTAAGAACTTCACCATCTTCAGTTGTATATGCAAGTCGATTACCTTCTTTAGTTAGCAAACCTGTTTTTTCAAACAAGTCTAACAATCCACTATATGGATTCATACCTGTGCTATAAGGAATCTTTACTTGTACACTTTCAAATGGTTTCGCATAACGTGTTTTCATTACTTTACATGCACTGCGAATACCAAGAACATCACTTACTTTGTTGCCATCTTCATCTTCTTTAAGTTTAAGTTTGCGCATAGCAACTACAATACTACTTGCGTAGATGAAGCCTTGACCACCTGATATTTTATCATCTGGGTCAAACATATCTTGTGATGCGTATGTATGATTAGTAGCAACTAATCCAACATTGTGACTACCAAACATGTTTACACAATTACGAACAAGTGCTGTTAGTGCTTTGGGCTTACGACCCATGTCACCTTTCATATCACCTGCTTCAAACTGATTAACATCAGTAGGTGTGAGTAACATACCAAGTGAATCAATAATGAAAAGAACTTTAGGACGATCACTATCTGCCATCGCCTTATAACCTTTCATAAATTCACTGATAGTTTTGGCAACATCGTCAATCATTGCCATATTTAATTTTAACAATTTTGATTCGTCGGTATCAACACCTAATGCTCTTAACCAATCTTCATCTAAAGCATTTTCACTATCGATGAGTACAACGAAAATGCCTTGTTCCTGAGCATGGCGAACCAAGTTACCAGAACAGATATAACTCTTTCCGGAACCAGATTCACCAGCAAATACAGTGACTTTACCAAGAGGAACCCCTTTGCTAAAATCACCACTAATAAGATAATTAAGGGCATAATTACCTGTGCTGATCCAATCAGTGGGGTCATTAAATCCAATACTTAATCCTTCAATACTTTTTGTAATATCCTTACGGAATTTTGCTACGTCAAATGGTTTAACCAATTTTATCTCCAATCTGCGCTGAACCGTTAGTATAAACGTTATTAGTTTGTTTTTCTAGTATGTCTGGGCATTTTTCTGCTAAACTATCAATTTCCCAGTCTTGTGGGAAATGTCTTAGTGCGGCTCTTGCTTTATCACGTACTATACTTGGTACCCTAGGTGTTTTGCCAGGATCACATAATTCTTCTAATAACTTTTTACCTTGTTTGATAGCGCGGTATCTTTCTTCAGGTAGTGTCATAATATTTCTCCTCAATGGTAGGGATAAACCCTACCATTAAATTAGGCTGTTTTTGCCTGTCTTGCGCGGATCATTGCTAGAATGTCTTGCGCTTTATCACTACTTGGAGTTGATTTAGGAACTTCAACAGGTGTTGATGCTGCTGGTTCTTCTTCTTCCCATGGTGTTTGCTCTGCTACGGGTGCGGTTGCGGGTGCCACTGCGCTTGCAGCATTAGGCTGATGTTTTTCCGCTGTTGCTCCTGCAGGTGCTTCAATGCCATATGGACGATAGTATGCTCCCCAACGTTCTGTGTCATAAGGACGACCATCTACACTTGCTTCAAACATTTCTTTGATAATGCGTAGTTCTGCTTCACTTGGTTTCTTAGGTAAGAAATCGACCAAGTTAAATAAACCATGCGCTTCGATTGCTTGTTGTTCTGCTTCGGTTAATGCTGTTTCTTTACGAGCCCAAGTTGAAGTTGAATAATCTGCATAACCACCTTTTGTAGTTTTCTTAATATTAAAATCAAGACCACGCATAAAGTCTGTTGGTAATTCTTCCATTTCAGGATCCATCAAACTAGACTTGATGATTGTAAAGATTTGTGGGCTAATGATAAATCTACGAATAGGATTCGCAGGAGTAGTATCATCACCGATTGGATTTTGACGAACGAATCCTTGAAACAAATAACTGCGTTTCTTCCAGTATTTGTTTGCTAATTCTTTTAATGATTCGTCTTTGTACCAAGGACGAACCTCTGCTAGAATTGGACAGTTATCACCATACATTTCTACGCAAGGTACTTGTACTTGAATTTGTTTTACATTTGAATCACCTTTTACACCATTGAATGGTAGTTTGATGATTTGACGTTCTACCCAGAAAAAAGTATTTTTACTATCTGCATCTGGTAGGAAACGTACGGTAGCGATTGTACCTTCGTCCATATTCCAGTGGGGATAGATTGCGTTATCTGATTGCTGGGTAGTACCAGTGTTTTTGTTTTCTTGTGCCGATATACGGGCACGGATCTCTGCTAGACTTGCCATGATGTTTCTCCTATAAAATGTGCCTAAGTTGAGCCTAAATATGCCTAATGTTTCGTTGTCGGAGACAACTGACACATTGACTATATTATAACAATATTTGTCAGCGTGTCAATAGTATTTATCCCAGTACTGGGTAAATATAATTTTTATTATACCTTTTTGAAAATTTCTGGAAGACCTATGATGTTATCTAACATACCTTCATAGGATTCAGCAAGGTCTTTGAAAAGTGCCTGTTGAGTTGGGTTTATGCCCTGTTGTTTTAAATTAACTTTTATGATTTGTAGTAAATCATTTACTGTTTTATTAGTGACTTCATCCATGTTCCAAAGAAATGGCATGTATTCATGAATCTGTTCTATAATCTGTTCGTCGCCATATGGTTCAGAAAAATCTGAATATCTATTTCTAAACATGTTTAACAAAATAGGTGTATATTTATTTACCCAATTCATAAAGTTTTGATTTGCTGCAAACTTACTTAAATCTTCAGCTACCATTGGTATACTCATATTCTGTTTGTTCATGTCTGTTCTATTATTAGGTTCATTTGCTGCAAAACCAACTTTTGGTCCTACTGTCTTTTTAATAACATCAGGTGTTGTTGATTGTTTTACTTGAGGTATGTAAATTTCTAATTCTTTTAATTTTGCATCAAGTTGTTCTGCCGCCTCATCTGCTGCATTTGTTTTTGCTTCAATATCTTGAATCTTTGCATTTAACTCTTTAAATTTAGTGCCCCAAACATCTCGCTGTTGCGTATTTCTTTCTATACTTTTTTGAAAACGTTTTTCTTTTGCTTCTAAATCGTTCTGTGTTTTTTCTAGTTGACCCATTACTTTACCGAACATTTGATCGCCAACTTCTTGTTTAGATTGTAAAATTGCTAAAGCAGCTTGTACATTTTGAATGCCTTTTTCGTCTGCGATAGTTTTAATGGAATCAACTTTATTCTTTAATTCAGTATATTTTTGATCATCCATGCCAGGCTTGTTTTTAATATCCTCTACATCTTTTAACATAGCCTCAATTTTATCAGCACTTACTTTCGCAGACTGTGTTGCTAATTCTCCAGCAGGTTTAAGTTTGCTACTTAAATCTTTTAATCTTGCAACTTCACTATCTGTTTTTGCAGCTTCAATTTCATGATCCTGTAATTCTCGACCTAAATCATTTAAACTTCTTTTTAATTTTTCGTTTTCACGTTTTTGAGCATTTATTAATTTGTTTTGCTCATAGTCCATTTTCTCTTTATTTTTAAATTCATCGGACACGAACAATTGCAACGCTTGTTCTGGACTACGATCTGGATATTTTAAAC